GAAAACGTGTTACCTTGGGCAGGAGCATTGATCTTAACTGCCAAACAATATTATAGAACAAACATTAGGAGAGTAGAATGACCACATGGGTAGACGCATTAAAAGAATCAAGTATCCCTGACTATGCAAAGGATACAAGACTAAACATTGACGCTGTTGTAAAGCGTAGTACATTACCAGTTGAGGAGGCCGAAGGTGTTGCACTTGCGGCCGCGTTTGCAACAGGTAATAGCAAACTGTGGACTTGGATGGAAAGTCAGATTGCTAACAAGACCGAAACACAGGCTGCTCTAACTGCAGGTGCGCTAATGGCACAAAACAACGTATGGTATCCTTACGTTGAAATGACCAATGATCCGCAGTTAGAAGGCTTGCCAGCACAGCTACGTATGAATGCTATTGCTAGCAGTGGAGGTACAACCAAAGAACGCTTCGAGGCCTATAGTCTTGCGGCAAGTATTGTTGGTAAGTGTCACTTCTGTGTAAAGGCACACTACGACGGATTAAAGAAGATGGGCTACTCAGTAGAACAACTTCGTGACATTGGTCGTATTGCCGCAGTGATCAATAGTGTAGTACGAGTTGTAGCAAACTAAATTGTTTTCACTCAACAGAAAAGGGCCTTTCGGCCCTTTTCTTTCCTTCCCATCCCTGGGTTTCTGATTACTGGAAGCTTAGGTTGCTTACAGCGATTTCAGCTAGGTAGTCACCAGCATTTCCTAGAGAAGATGCTGTGTTGGTCAACTCTACATAACCATAACGTGTCATGAAGCCAACTACTGGTTCGAAAGTAGCTGGGTCTAGAACAACGCCAGAGCTCATTAGAGGTACGTATGGGCAATAGAACGCGGCTGCATCAGCCTCGCTAGAACCTTTGTAACCAACTAGAACGGATTGACCGTCTTGTGCGTAACCATCAACATAAACACGCATTGCGCCGTTTAGTGTACCAACGAACTTGGTGTTTGTTGGAGCTTCGAAAGTACCTTCTGTGGTACGAGCGAAAGCAGATGTTGTTGCGCTTTGTAGTACTGTTAGAGCAGCACTAGATACAACAGCCCAGTTACCAGCGCCACGACGTGTACGCTGAGCAATTAGGTTAGCTGCACGGTTGATAAGAACTGCTAGAGCAGCATGCTCGTCACCAACGAATGTAGCTGTACCGGAAACGGTAGCTTGGTTGTATGTGTACTCAGTAGCAGCAAGACTACGTAGAGAACCTAGAATTTCTTGGTCGATTTCTACGGTGATTTCTTGTGCTAGAGCTGCCATAACTTCAGCTTCTACGTCAAGACCATGCATAGCTTGTGCGTCTTGAGCAGCTTCGAAAGTCCAGCGTGCGCTTAACTTACGAGTCTTAGCTTCAACGACTTGCTTTAAGATCTGAACGTTGATACGGTTGCCAGGTACACCTTCTAGTGTAGCTGTGCTACGTGCCTTGCCATCTGCAGATCCAGCTAGTGTAGCACCGGAGTACTGAGTAGCGATCTTGAATGGGCTTAGTGCTTCGTCACCAGCAGCAGTTGTTTGGCTGCTGTCTGCTGTGTTTGTAACGCCGTCAGCATAACGAACACGTAGAGTATGGATCTGAGCTACTGGACCAGTCATTGGCTGTACACCAACGATTTCGTTAGCGATAACAGTAGGCATAACACGACGGATAACTGGAAGAATCACACGGTTTAATGTAGCGATACTACCAGCAGCGGTGCCACCAGCTGTTGCACTTTCAGCCAAGTGCTTGCGTGTATTCTCAAGAATAACGCCCATTGTGGTTCTCTTGGAACCGTTTAAGCCTTCTAACAGGGCTTCTTTAGTTTCGCCCCAACGGCTTTCTAGTAATGCGGTTGTCATAATATCATTTTCTCCTAATTAGGGTTTATTTTAGCCCTGCTAGTCGCTTCAATTCGATAACATTTGTATCGTCTTGTTCCGCGGCGACTTTAGCAGCCTTATCTCCAGTTACTTCAACACGGCTCTCAGCAATTACTTGCTTGGGTGCAGCAGGTTGTACTGCTACAGTAGCTTTGTTGTTTAGTACGGCTGGAAGATACTTTTCGTATGCACTCTGCAACTTAGCAGTTTGCACGCTCTCAAGAAGTTCGCTCATAACTGCGGCCTTCTCTTTGCTCAATGGTTTCAACATTTCAGCAAGTTTTTCCTTGCGATCTGCAGATTCCTTGATTACACGAATCTCTGTTTCCTTGGATTCAACTAGTGCAGCCTTTTCGTCTGCTGCACGGCGAGCTTCTGCAATTTCTTGCTTGGTCTCAGCTAGAGCAGCTTGTAGCTTGGCAATTTCTTTGTTCTCATTTAAGTGAGTAACACTGAATTCGCTAGCAAAAGCTTCGAATAAACGACGACCAAACATGTTCTCACGAGCAATTTGGATGTCTTCTTTTAGTTGAGTCAACTCAGACTCTAAATTCTTAGCAACAGCTTCTTTAACAAGTACGGAACTACGTGCAATAAATTGTTGTTGTAGTTCTGCTAGTTTATCCTTAGCACCAGCAATTAAGCGGACTTTGGTTTCAACTACAGCTTGCTTGTCTTGTTCAAATTCTTTGATCTCTTCGGCCAGGGCCTTGATCACAAAGGATTCTAACTTACCGATAGAATTTTCGTATACCTTGCGGTCTTTACGTAGTTCTTGAATTTCTTCGGCTAGCTTGGTAACTAAGAAGTTGTTAAACTTCTCAGCACTTTCGTTCATGTGAGTTTTGAACTTCACACGATCTTCAGCAAGTGCCTGCTTTTCAGCATGGAACTCGGCTAGTTCGGCAGTAAGACTTTCTGTTACCATTTTGTCTAGAGCCTCAACCATTACGCTTTTGTCATGTTGATAGCGTTGTGCAAATTCTTCACGTAGCTCAGCACGTACTGTCTCTTTGGCTTCGGATAGTTTAGCTTCCCAAGCTTCAGAGATAGCCTGCTGTGTGCTTTCGTTAATGATGCCACTATCTAGCAACGGTTTGATAGCATCTAACATTAGGTTTTCTCCTGTTATACTTTAAGGTCTTTGATAAGGCGTGTTACTGCCTCTTTCAGGTACTTTTGTACTCTTTGATCTTGAGAGGCATCACGAGCCATCTCAAATACTTGGGCACCACCTCGCATGTTCATCAAGCCTTCATAAATTGCTTTAGGATAAGCGTGAGGAGCACTGGGTTGTGCAACAATGTCCACAGTAACGATTTCAAAATCGCTAACATGGCCACTGCCTTCGTTTACATTACCAGATCCGCGGCTGCTAACACCCAACTTAACGCCACTGGACAACATAGCTTTAACTAGTTCGCCCATTGGTGTTGGAAGAATTTTTAGTTTACCGTGACCACAAGGTCCGTCCATCCACATTTGTTCAATCATGTGGCTAACGCGGTCTAGGTTAATCTTAAGGTCATCTGGATGATCTACTTCACCCAAGACACTGTAACCACCTTTGATTTGTTCATTGATGGTACCTACGGCTTTTTCAATTTCGTGAACGGGATAAACACGAGAGTTAGCGTTCTTCACGCCGCCCTCGATGAATATCCCCTTCATATAGAGATTCTTTCCATTTCCGTCAGCAGAGTCTTCGGATAATACCTGCAACCCTGCTCGGTCAAATGTTAAGTTCTCCTTTAGGTACAAAGCCATATTATTGCCCTAATTACTTCTTACCGCCTTCTAAGCTCTGCTTGTTTACACTTACAGAACCGTCGGTGGTACTACCTTCTGCAGACTTAGCAGATGCTTTTGTGTTATACCAGTCTTGAGCACCTTTGTTGCCGCCAACTTTGTTAACATTACGCTTTGCTACATCAATTTCTTGTGCAGACTTAACAAATCCACCGGCCTTGCCCTTTGGACTATTACCGTCTACATCACCTGCGTCGCTTTTGCCTGTGGCAATGTTCTTTGCAGAACCGCCCATGTCATTCTTACCAGCTACAGGATTTGCTGTGTTACCAGCAGCCTTGTCACCACCTTGGCCTGTGCCAACTGGTGCAAATTCTGTGTTACCAGGAGCAGAAATCTTTTCTACGTATTCACGCATCATTTCAGCTTCGCTCATTGCTTTGCCGGAACCGCTCTTACCAGAACCGCTTTTGCCGGAACCGCTTTTGCCGCTTCCAGACTTACCAGAACCGCTTTTGCCAGAACCAACTGCTTCTTCAATTTCTTCTGCTTCGTCAACTTCTTCTGCTTCGTCAACTTCTTCAATGCTCTCGCCAAATGCTGGCTCTTCGCCGCC